CCTAATGTAGTCAGACTGTTCTCAATGTACCAACCTCCTGGTCCTTGAAAAGCATGTGACCATACTTTTGCCCAAGGTAACTCTTCACCGTTAGGTGCAGGTAGAAATCTGATAACGGCATAACCGTTACCTGCTTTGTCTACTTCCAATTTCCATAGTCTCTCATCAGCACCGCCTGTGCTTCCTTTGTTCATCTTTTCTATCTCGTTAGTCAGTTTGGAAGTAAGACTGCCCAAGCGAGATTGCTTCTTTAGATTTGCGAATGACATATTCGTTGTATTAGGTGGATTGTGTTAGATTTTCACCGTAAACATAGTATACACCAGTATTTAGGTATTGTCAACATAATCAATAAGGTATTGTGCTATGACTTTACAACCATCTTTATTGGGGTGAGCATGAGTCGTAGATCTATACTTTTCCTTGTATGGAAAAGGTGGTTTTAATCCCCAAGATTTCAATACTGAATGTCTTGATACTCTATCATCAAGCTTCATAGAGATATCCATATCAATAGGAATTGTTGTCTGACTTTGACCTCTATCTACTGACAATATAAGATGAGGTATATCTCTCAATACTTCCTTGAATAATCTAAAATATATTTCATCATCAGTTATACCAAATTCATCAGTGTATATGTCACCATAATATGCTTGCCAATGAGGTTCATTCCATTTAGTATTAGGTTTAGCAGGTTTCCATACCTTACCATCAAAATATTCTGTCCTACTATTAGGAGCCATTTGTATGATGACAAAATCATACTCTTTCATATCATGATTAATAATATTCCTTGCTATCCTTCTATTACAACCAGCATTCTCACCTAAATTATATTCTTCTGCACCATAATGATCACAAAATAATCTACTCCACCTATCAGTCTCAGGGTTATCTAATTCCCAACCTTTAGCCCAAGATGATCCATCAATATAAAACTTTTTCATTTAGTAAACCAAAGAACAATTAGACCTGGTATTATAATAAAAAACTGTGGTAAGAAGTTCATTACTATAGCACGTTCACCCATTTTAGTGCCAACATATACCCATCCTGCTGCTCCCAACATTTGTAAGATACTATTCCAAGGAGTCCAACCCATTACATGAAAGACCATAGCAATAGGTATTATAGTAGCACTACACCATTTTATTTTTGTAACCACTCTACACCGACTCTGGGATCAGAGTCTGGAACTTCGTGGGGATCCATCTTTCCTTTTGGTAAGTAAGCCAACTCACGCAAGGCTTTAACTGAGGGATCAGTTGTAACATTAGTGGGCAGTCGTCCAAGAGCGACATTATCATAGTTAAGTTGGTGTCTGTCAAAAACTGAAAGTTCATATTCCTCCGTCATTGATAGGCAGTTCGTAGGACAGTATTCTACACAGTTTCCACAGAATATGCAAGCCCCAAAGTCTATCGAATAGTTTCTTAGTTCTTTTTTCTTTGCCTGTTTGTTCATCACCCAATCGACTACTGGGAGATTGATAGGACATACTCTAACACATACCTCACATGCAATACACTTATCCATTTCAAAATGTATGCGACCTCTGTATCTTTCAGAGGGTATTAGTTTTTCGTAGGGATACTGTATAGTTACAGGTCTCCTACCCATATGATCAAAGGTTACTTGTAACCCTTGGAGCATATATTTAGCAGTATCTTTTATCTCCTTTAGGTATTTAAAGATTGCTTTCATTGCATCGGATGAAATAAAAGATCTGGGAAGAAGTAATTAAATTCTATTAGTATGACTGCTGTAACAGTCAACCAAATGGTTGCTACAACTGGTGCAGATCTAAACCATTTTGTATAAAAGATTTTGAAAATTGATTTCATCGGTTTACATCGTGAGCACAACCATCACCAGTATAGTCATCACTGTCATAATATCCACCCTTTGTACCAAAAAAGATTGTCAGTCCTACAAATGGTAGTGCTGCTAGTATCAAGAATGTTTCTAAGATCATAGTACTTGAATGACTCCTTTGACATCTGGAATCTCCATCATTAATTTCTTTTCAATACCTTGCTTCAATGTCATAACACTCATAGCACATGTTTCACATGCACCACCAAGTCTTACCTTAACATAACCATCTTCGGTCTCAACATACTGTAAAGACCCACCATCTGCTTCGATGTATGGTAACAGTTCTTCTAAAACTGTTATTATATTTTCGTCATTTAGTTCCATTATTTTTTTAGATGTCCTTGCATTGCTTCTAATGTAGTCTTCATGTTAATAAAAATAGATCCCAAATCAGCATCACCAAAACCTAATTGTTTAGATCCTTTTAAAAGATTCTCTTTCATTTTCTTTGCTTCTGGATCATCAGACAATGATATTCTAGTCCACATTATCTGTTGCTTCTCTAATAGTTCTTTGATTGTCTCAATGTGATGCCACTTAGCCTCATCAGTCATCAATGGAAACTGTGCGATAACCTGATACAGTTCTCGCTGTAGATCCATAATGTCTTCCATCTCACTCTTTACATTCTCAGATTGAAAAAATTTACCCATACCTTTCCTTTACCCTCTTCAATAAATGATTACGATACTTATCCTTGTCAATATTTAGAAAGGGTAAGTACTTCTTGATCTTCAAACCAACAGTCTTCCATACTGGATCATCTAACTGTTTATCATAGTCTTTACAATAAGAAAACAGTTTCTCATAGATACACATCTCTTCTACACTGATACGACCAGCAAGATGCTCCTTGAGTATAGGTGGATGACCTTTAGATGCATCGAAGAACTCTTCATAATCATATTGATCCATCATATCTTCCGAACCCTGCTTGAAGTTATAAAATAAACTCTGCTGTCTCTTCATCCAATCTTTATATACTACTTCACCTGTCTTGATAATATTTCCTATCCATACACCTTGAGGATTATCTGTTGCTACAAAGTTAGCAAGAAAGAAATCACATACCTCTTCATCTTTATACTTCCTCGATGTCTTCTCAAAGAAGTACCTATCCTTTCTCTTATAGAATGATTCTATCTTAGCTCTAGATGCACCACCATACTTATGGTAATCATACTTATCTTTCGTAAAGTGATTCTTAAAAGCAAGATACTTTTTGTAGGTATCAAACGGTGTCATTAGACATCATCTCCGTTAATGGATTGCTAATATTTACTGTTGGATCATCTAAAAACTCCCAGTTATCTTTATACTGTTGATACTTACAATGTTCCTGAATACATAGGGTCTGAGTAGAAGCAGTAGCATGTCTAGGAATAATATACCATTCTTTATTATCAAAATGTAAAGCAAAAAAATCTATTGAATCTTCTGGGTATGGATACTTTCCTCTACCATTTTTTTGTCCATTAGTTCCTTTCGTTATAGTAAATCTAATAGTATCTGAGTTATGACTTTTATATATTGATGATTTTACTTGTACACGTAGCAATCTACCATCAACATCTACAACAAGATCATAATCAGCAGTTCCTATAGGCATACTAACCATATATCCATACTCAGTAAAACATTTAGTAGAAAATATCTGCTCGGATATTTCTCCACGATTTATATTGTTATGACATTGAAGCTTCTTCGTTCCAAGAACTTCATTGCAATGAACTAAGCTACCCATTTTGTAATACTCTAGTTTTTACATTAGTCAATTGTTTATTTGCCCTACGCCACTGAGGATCAGAAGGACATTTATTACAGATCTCATGTGGTGTTAGAACTTCCTCTGCCATAGCAAACAAATCTTCTATCGGTGCATCTATTGGTGTTGCTTGATAGTTTAGATATTTCTGCCATACAGGATCATCTAACTGACCTGTAGATGCAAGTGTCTCATGTAAGTATGCAATACTAGGACACTTCCATAGTTTACCTGAGTATACCTGAAGATTAGGTGCAGTGCAATACTCAAATGATTTTTTAATATTACCATCCTCATAAGGATAGAACTTATTGTCTTTCCATTGTAGCATATCAAACCACCAATCATCCCAAGGTTCAGAAATTTCTAACAATTCTAAATTTATATTCTCCTTCTCTGCACGTTCTATAAAGTCCCAAGTGTATTGATATGTTTTCTTACCTAACTTATTCAACGGTGAAAGATGTAAACTGATACGAAAGATTCCACCCTCTTTCATGTGATCAAGAATCCATTCTGTATTCTGAGGGATCAATAATGCATTAGAAAATATTTTTATATAACAACTACCCTTATAATAATCTCTAAGTAACTTACATACTTCATGTGATCTAGGTTCAAGTAATGCTTCTCCTCCTAACACACTAGCATGTGACCATACATCTATTCTTGGTAGTAAAACTTTTAAATCTTGTAATAAAGAATCAATAGACAGACCACTACCAGGTGCAAGTACGCCACTGTGATGATTACATCCTTTACATGCTAAGTTACATCCATTATGAGAATGAATGCTCAACATTCTAAAGGTAGGTTTCTCTTTTGATCTACTCTCTAAGTCTTCAGGTTCTGGTTGAAAATTTTCGTGGTAGAACGATTCAAATTGTCTTAGAGGTGATCTGAATCGTTTGATCATTTAGATTACAAATCGTGCTAACGATGTCTTCTTCAAGTAATTTAGATTAGTTGCATTACATTTCAACTTTTCCTTCAATGGTTTAGATATTAATTTACTTACACTTTCAATCTCAATACTATTCTCTTCACAATAATGACAGATTGCCTCAATATAATTCATTGAATCATTATCTTTGACTAGCATCTCAATATCATTTGAAAACTTATCTTGACATAAGAAATTCTTTTTCAAGACTAATCTCATTTCTGCTTTAGTTGCCACTTAGTTTGTCCTCCACGAACTTTTCGATGTACTTTACAAGTAGTTTCATATA